ACGATTAATCAGCTGTAGGCCATAATCTATTTTTCATATATTCTATATCTTTCTTTATTTCAGCAATATCTATTTCTAATTGCTGCATATTTTCTGATATTATAATGTCACCTGATGGTGTAATTAAACTAGAAATTAATTCTTCTATTTTATCAACTATAGGAAGTACCTTTTTAATGTCTTCAGTATTTGATAAAGCCATATATCTTATAGCTTGTGTTTCAGTTTCTAAATTAGTAATTTTAAGTATTAAAATTTCTTTATCTTTTTCATATACTTCATTAGATACATATTTACTATTGAGCCAAAGAGCAGCAAATGCTCCTAAACAAGCTAATAAAAAAGTAGCAAAATTTATATTTTCTAAAGCATTGCGAATGTAACTAATTGATTTACTCATTTAATGAATATTTAATAAATTATTATAAATATTATTATGCATTTTGACGAAAAAATTGAAAAGATATCTGAAGGTTTAAATCAACATGGTATAGCATATGACCAACAAAGATCTAATAATAAGAACTCATATAAATATACCCCTAATGATAGTAAAAATTCATTTAAAAAATATGGCTTACCTACTATTAAAGCAGCTAAAGTAAACGGAGCACCTTTTCAATCTAATGGTATATCTGATGAAGAGAATAAATTGGACAATACTGAAATATTAATCCAAGGTATAGGTAGAGTTTTAGCAAGACAAATACCTGATATGATAGAAGAGAGAGTAGAAAAAATGAATAAGGAACTAAAAAGAGGGAATTATGGAGCAGTAGGTACTCTTTCTCATAATGTAAGTGTATTTTCTAGAACATTATTTGAATATTTAGAATTTGGTAAGCATATATATAAAGATAGTTGATATTGTAACTTAATAAGCTATAATTATATATGGAAGATTATAAAACTATACAAGAGCAATTGCGTGTAGAAGTAGATAAAAAACATTACGGTGAGGTTATATCCTTTTTAAGTGAAGTAGAGAGAAGAAAAATACAATCTAAATTTTGTACACAGTATAAAAAATTACTAAACGCTGGGTTTCACCCGTATGATTGTATTAAAGCATTGGTTAAAATATTATGAAGAGTCAATTAGAAAAAATTATAACTTGGGATATTATAGATCAATATGTAGATAATATAATAGATCAAATTAAAGATAAAAAAATTGATACTATACTTGGGTTAGCTAGAGGGGGTATGATACCTGCTACTATATTAGCTTATAGATTAGGTAATAGTAATCTACAGCAGTTAGGAGTTAGAACAAGAGATGTAGAAGCTACTCAATTTTATGGTAATCCTGTGTTGTTTGGTAATGTATTAGTTGTAGATGATATAAATGATTCTGGTAAAACTTTTATTGAAGTATCAAAATATCTAGACTATCATTTTGATAGAGGTGAAATTAACAATGTCATTTTTAGCGCATGTTCAAAAAGATATAATACAAAGTGGCCTGATGGCGTGTACGGGTCAATTATTAAAGATGATGAATGGCTTGTTTATCCTTGGGAATAAACATTAAATAATAATAGTGAAAAGTAGACCCTTTTATTTTGAAATTAAAGATATGATTACGCAGTTTATTGCTGCGTTTGATGATATAGTTATAGGTAGGTTTAATAAAGATAGACAAGAGAAGGATAAGTTAAATGTTAGATATGTATACGCTCCTAAACAGAGAGTAATGTATGATATAATAAATGAAAATAAAACAATAACATTACCAGTTGTTGCAGTAAATATTACAGGTGTTAGTAGAGATTCAACTAGAGTTTTTAATAAGGTAGACGGGTTTTATTATCAAGGCAAGATAGGTGAAGATACTGTATCAAGACATCTTAAGTCTCCTATACCGGTAAATGTTAATTTAAAAGTTTCTATATTATCTAGATATCAAACTGATATGGATCAGATAATAAGTAATTTTGTACCATTTTGCAACCCATATGTTGTTATATCTTGGAAAGTGCCAGATGAATTTAAATTAAGTAAAGATCAAGAAATAAGAAGTGAGGTATTATGGAACGGGGATATAAGTTTAGACTACCCTACAGATATAAATGCATCTACAAAGAGTAGAATTACTGCTGATACATCCTTTACTATAAAAGGTTGGTTGTTTAAAGATACAGATAACCCTGCAGGTAATATTTTCTTTATCGATCAAGATTTTTATGCTGAAAGAAATTTAGATTTTTATGACAATTACGAATCATTATCAGGTACTACATATTCACATCCAGTATCGTCCGGTTTATATGATGATATAGAATCGTTTACGTTATCAGGTAACCCGCAAATAACTGGAATATTTTATAATGGAGTTTTACTTAATCAAGATTTAACTATATCGCAAAATACATCAGGTGGGATAATATTAAATGGTTACGGTTTCAGTAATACTGAGAATGTATTGTTTAGCTCTAATAATGAAAGTGTATATACTAGCTTAACTTCAATAGAGAACTTTTCTAAAACTCCTGATATATCTGGTCAAGTTATAGATTTTAAAATTTTAAATGATAATATTATAATATTTGATAGCCCACAACTATCTTCTTTTAAACCAACGTCAGTTAGATTTATACCTTTTAATAGAGCAGGCTATGATTTTTCAGATTTATCATATACTACTACTTTATGTGGTAGAGGTTTAAGTAGCACCTTTATAATCTTAGAATAATCACTAAATAATAATAATGGCAGATCAACAAAATAATCAAGGTAATGGGTTCTTTAAGAATATATTGAATAAGCTACCATATCAAAGCGTAGATTTTAATCAAGTGTTACAAGATTTAAATCCTAAATATCAAACGTTCGAAGATGCTGGTATGAGAAGAGTTGAAGCTTTAGCCAAAAATTCTATCTTCTATAATAATGATTTTAACAATAATGGCTCAGGTCAAATTAGTGTAGATGGTAATTATAGTAAACTTGTTTATGCGAATGTAGAAGAAAATAAAGGTGGTCGATTAAGAGACTATAGAGTAATGGCTGCATTTTCTGAGATAAGCGATGCTTTAGATGAAATTTGTGATGAATGTGTAAATAAAAACGATCAAGGAGATATAGTTAACCTATATTTTAGAAATACTGAATTAGATGATGATAAACAAGAAGTAGTTAAAGAAGAATTTCAAAAGTTTATTGATTATTTTAATTTAGAAAAAAAAGGTTTTGAATACTTTAGACAGTTATTGATTGAAGGTGAATTATATTTCGAACATATTATACATAATGGTTTTGTAAAAGATGGTATACTTGGTTCAGTTATGTTACCATCTGATCTTATTGACCCAATTTATGATAATATTCAAAATATGGTTATTAAAGGTTATATTTTAAGAAAACCTATTTTTGATCCTAATAAACCTGAAAAAATTGAAAAATATGATTTCATACCAATGGATGAAAATCAAATTTCTTATGTAAATAGTGGAATATGGAATCAAGATAAAACTTTTAGATTACCATTTATAGAAAATGCTAGAAGAGCGTATAGACAGTTATCGTTAATAGAAGATGCTATAGTAATATATAGATTGGTTCGTGCACCGGAACGTCTAGTCTTTAATGTTGATGTAGGTAATATGGCACCACCTAAAGCTGAGGCATATTTAAGAAAGCTAATACAAGAATATTGGAGTAAAAAGACTTTTGATTCTAATCAATCTGGTCAAGTTCAAAAATTTAACCCTCAATCAATGCTTGATTCATTTTGGTTTGCTAAAAGAGCAGGTTCAGAAGGTACATCAGTTACACAGTTACAAGGAGGAGCTAATTTAGGTGAGTTAGCAGACTTAATGTATTTTGTTAATAAACTATATAAAGCATTAAAGGTACCTCTTAATAGATTAAATCCTGAAAGTCAGTTTGCAGATGGTAATGAAATTTTAAGAGAAGAATTAAAGTTTGCTAAATTTATAATTAGATTACAACAACAGTTTGCAACTGGGTTAAAAAACGGTTTTATAACTCATTTAAAATTAAAAGGATTATTTGATGCGTATGATATAAAGACGCAAAATATACATTTAGAATTTAATGTACCAACTAATTTCTATGAATTACGTGAAAGTCAAAAATTAGAATTAAAAGCAAATAATTATAATACGTTGGCAGGTAATGAATTTGTAGCTGCTACATATGCACAGAAAAGATATTTAGGATGGAATGACGTTGAAGTTAAAGCTAATAGAGAGTTTTTAAGAAAAGATGCAGAGCTTCAATGGGAGTTATCTCAAATAGGTACTGCTGGTCCTAATTGGAGAGATGATTTAGAAAATCAACCTCAACAACCACCTCTTGGAGGGGACGCTTTAGCTGGTGCACCTGGTGATGTGAGTGGAGATATTCCCCCTGACTTTGGTGGTGGACCTGCTGATTTAGGAGATGAAGGTGCAGCTGAAGCTGAGCCAGCTCCTGAAACTCCTGAGGTTTAATATTAAGCGTGTTCTCTATATATAACGATAGGACGAGGACCCCTATAATCTACTTCAATAACTTCATGACCTGAAGGTTTGTTATCGTTTACATATTCAGTTGTTAGAGCAGGGTCTTGTAATATATTAACATCTTTTTCTACTCCCCCTACATTACTTGCTGATAAAGTTGGTACAACTATTATTTTTATATCGCCTCTTGCCATATTATTATTTATTAATATTTATTTACTTTAAACGATTTTATTAAATATTTCATATGGCAAAATGTGATATAGCACCTATTTCAGGGTTTCAAAGTACTAATTTAAACACCAAAGTAACTAATTTTAATAGACTAGGAGATAGAATTTTAAGAAGTTTAGGCTATCCTTTTGTTAATATTGAGGTACATAGAGACCAACTATATGAAAATATTAGTATAGCGGTAGAGTATTTTAGTAAATTTGCAGGATATACAAAAGAGTATATTATATTTGATAGTAATTTATATAAAAAGGATTATGGTATAAAATTAGATGATCTTTTTACTTTACAAAATACGGATACATTTACTCAACAAAAAGATCTTAAAAGTTTGAACCCTGATTTTACTAAAGATATAGATAATAGCGAGACAGTATTTGTAGCTATGAGTTCAGCACCAGGCACTTTGTTTAGTTCTTATTCAGCTCTATCATCTTCATTAGAAGGTGGTATAAGTGCTAATGATATATTTACTAACGTATTTAAGGAAGCTATTTTAAGTTCAGTACCAGCATTAAGTACAGACTTTTTTACCCCTCAAGTTAAAAATGATTTTACAGTATTAGGTGCAGTTAGTTCAGATAATAGACAGTTCTTAAATAGTTTTGATTATGATGTAATGGATTATAGAAAGGTAATTGACGTTACAGACTTTGAAGAAGGTTCAACAACTGGTATTAATACACTATTTACAATTGAACAAACATTAGCTCAGCAAACTTATTTTAGTTATGCTATGGGTAATTACGGTTTTGATTTAATTAGTTGGTATACTTTAAAAAATTGGTTAGAGACTAGGGAAAAATTATTAGCTCAAAAACGGTCATATACATTTGATGCAAGAACACAGTTATTAAGAATGTATCCACAACCTAATGCAGGTCAAAGTGATATTAGATTCTTTGGTGTTTTACCTTGTTATGTAGAAAGACCTATTAGAGATTTAATTAAAGAGCTATGGGTATATCAATATTCTTTAGCTTTAACTAAAATAGTAGTAGGTAGAGTTAGAAGTAAATATACAGGAACTTCTTTATTCGGTGGCGGTTCAATAAATGGGGAGTTACTTAATGAAGGTATAAAAGAGAAAGAAGAGTTAGAGACGCAACTATATACAGGTTCAGCTCCTGGTCAAGGAGATTCAGACCCACCTTTATTCTTTGTCGGTTAATTATTTAGCTTCAAAAACTTCAATAAGTTTATTAATAACACCACTAACATCGGTTACATCAACCGTTTCTGTTGATTTAGATTTTGTAGAGGTTTTTGTAGATGAGGTCTCTGCTTCATAATCTCCATATACGTCATCTATACCATCTATCGATAGGTCTAAATTTTCATCCTCTTCTTCAGCCTCAACTTCATTTGTAATATTCGATACTTGAGTTGAACCTACATCAGTTAAAATAATATTTAAAAGCTGATTTGTATTTTTTGTTTCTTTAGATCTACCTACAAAATCAATTATTTCAGCTTGTGTAAACTTACCTTTCAGCTCCTTTATAGGTTCATCGAACGAACCGTAACATAAATGCGCTAAATACTGTTTTGTTATATCAGCTGCATCTTTTATCAAATAATATGCACCTTTCTTCAAAATTTTAACCCCTGTATCAGGTTTTTCAGATGCTATATTAGCTGGTCTTAATAAATTTTTTTGTCTAATTTTAGAATTTTTAATGATTTTTTCTTCTAATGTCATAACTATATTTATACAGTTTTGAGAAAAAATAAAAAAAATAATTTTAAACAAGGTTTATATAAACCAGTGCATATCGAAAAATATATAGGTAAACAGTTTCCTATATATAGGTCAGGTTGGGAATTAAAATTTTTTAAATGGTGTGATTGTAATGAAAATATTTTAAAATGGGGTAGTGAAAATGTTATAATACCATATTTTAGTCCAATAGATAATAGGGTTCATAGATACTTTGTAGATAATTTTATAATTTTTAAAGATAGAAATGGTAATCATAATAAATTTTTAGTTGAAATAAAACCAAGTAAACAAACTAAAAGACCGGTTAGATCAAAAGGTAAAAAAAGTTCTACTATGCTTTACGAGCAAAAAACTTATGTTATAAATACTGCTAAATGGCAAGCTGCTGAAAAATGGGCAAATAAAAAAGGTTACAAGTTTATCATCATAACTGAAAAAGAACTCAATATGAAATGGAAATAGCTAGAGAAGTAATAAATAATATTATGGGATTAAATTTAATAGTTGAAACACCTGCTCCTAAAGAAGAATTTGAGTATATTGTTGAAGAAGGTAAGTCTAGTGATAAACAAGAATTCTTCATTAAAGGACCGTATATGATGGCTGAAGGGGTTAATAGAAATAAACGTATCTACCCTTTAGAAGAAATGCAAAGGGAAGTTAAAAGATATAATAATTTAATGGTTAAGACGGGCCGGGCAATGGGTGAATTAAATCACCCTACAACTGCTGATGTTGATCTCGAAAGAGCATGTCACCTAGTTACTGAAATGACACAAGATGGTAATGTATTTTATGGTAAAAGTAAAGTTTTATCTACACCTACAGGAATGATAGTTAGAAGTTTAATTAATGATGGTGTAAGAGTTGGTATGAGTTCTAGAGCATTAGGCCAGTTAATACCAGAATCAGGGAGTGATGGAATTAATAGAGTAAAAGATTTTAAATTAGTAGCTGTAGATTGCGTTGCTGATCCTTCCTTCCCTAAAGCATTTGTTAACGGCATATTAGAAAGTAAACAATACGTAGTTAATAAATATGGTCAATTTGAAGAGTTGTATGATAATTTTGAAAGTAATCTATCTAATTTACCTAAGAAAAATATAGATAGTTATTTAAAAGATAATATAATCAAGTTTATAAGAGGTTTATAATAAATAATAATATGAAGAAAGATAAGACAGGCATCAAAGAATTTATTAAAAACGTTATGGAGCGTAAGTATAGTGTCGCTAGCAAGAACTTATCCAACGTTTTAGACAAGAAAATGCAACAAAAGATAATAAATAATAATATAAAGATTTTTTAATTATGGATATCAAAGAAATACTAAAAGAAGCAACAGGCGGTGCACTAAATGATGAAGTGTTATCTGAAATCAGTAACGTTTTTGAAAGCAAGGTTAACGATAGAGTTGAGCTACATGTAGAAAATGCACTGAATGAGCAAGATGAATTATATACTGAAAAGTTGAAAGAACTCGTAGAAAAAATCGATGTAGATCATTCTGCTAAATTAGAGCGTGTTGTTGAAGCAATTGATAAAGACAGAGCAGAAAAATTAAAAATTGTTATTGAAAAATATGAAGGTGCAATAAACGAAGATGCATCTGCATTTCAAACAAGTCTTGTAGATAATATTTCAGATTATTTAGATGTATATCTTGAAGAAAAAATTCCACAAGAGAGTGTTCAAGAAGCAGTAAAGAACACTAAAGCAAGAAAAATTTTAGAAGGAATAAGAAACCATTTAGCAGTAGATAGCGCTTTAGAAAAAGAAAGTGTTAGAACTGCAGTTATAGATGGTAAAAAACAAATTAATGAAGCTTCTGGTAAGCTTGAGTCTATTACTAAAGAAAATGTAGTATTGAAAGAAGAGTTAGATAGTATAAAAGCTAATCTAATTATCGAACAAAAAACTGCAACTCTTGATCAAAGAGCTAGTAAGTATATAAAGAAAGTTATGAAAGGTAAATCATCAGAATTTATCAATGAAAACTTTGATTATACTATTAAGCTATTCAAGAAGAAAGAAAGTGATAGACTCAGCACATTGAAAGAAGAAGCTTTGAGTACAAGAGAAAACGTAGATAGGGTTATTTACGAAGATACAACTCCACAGCAAGAGTTAGTATCCGAGAGTAATACACCATATCTAGATGAATTATCTAAGTACTAAGAATTTCTTACATATATTAGGAATTCCTGAGTTTCCTGGTTTTTTAAAACCTTGGGGTCGATATAAAGGAAAAATACTATTATGAATTCAATTAGACCTACACAGGCTTATATTGA